ATCAGGAGTATGGATTGACAAAGCACATGGCTATTTGATCAAGGACACAATTGATGATTTGATACACAATGGAGAATTATTCTTACAAATGGAACGATTGATGAAGGAAGGACAGGAACTAGTCACCAGAATACATAAACAGGGTGACACAGTCAGCAAGAGAATGTATTTGTTTACACAATGTTACAATTCATTCTATCGATTGTTCGCACAAGTACAGAAAGTAGTTAGAGGATCAAAAGAGAGAAAGGAACCACTTTTTGTACATTTTGTAGGAATACCAGGACAAGGGAAATCAGCAATGTTGGAAATGATCATAAAAGTCATTTGTGAGTTGGAAGATGTTCCATACACAGAGGACGTTGTTTATGACAGGAAGGTGACAGAGAAATATTGGGAAGGTTATCATCAACAACTTGTTTGCAAGTATGATGATGCTTTTCAGATTGACACAGCAGAGAATACAACAATGGTTTGTGGGGAAATAGTTGCAATTGGAAACAATTCCAACTACATGGTACCCATGGCCTTTGAAGGAAAAGGAAACACATATTATCAGTCACCACTGATACTCATGACAACACAGAAATTAGAAATACCAGCAACAGTGAAATTTGAAGACAAAGCAGCATTCAAAAGAAGACGAGATCTACTCATCAAGGTGAGAAACATTGAAGCAACAAAAGACAAAATGGGAAGGAGAATTATCAAAGTGAAAGGAGACAAGGACTTCACAGTTGAAAATTACAGATGTACTTTCCATGATGTCGAGGCGGAGAATGCAAATACACCACTTTTTGGAGGAGCAGAATTCACGTTTGCACAGGTTGTAGAGCGCATTGCAGAGGCTTATTATGCAAAGGCTCTTAAACCCTCAGTACAGGAATGGCTGAGATCAAACCCGAAGGAGATTATGCAAATAGTGGAGAATATTCGACCAAAGATTGATGAGTTGAAGGGAAAGATCAAGGAACAAACAGAAAGACGAAAGATCAAGAATTCTCAAAATTCTATGAATGCAACAGAGGAAGAAAAGAACATGATGAAGATGGAAGAAGAAGAACTCAAGCGAAAGAAATACAATGACAAGTTTGCAACACAAAGAGAAGCAGCAAAATTAAGAAAGATGGCAGATGCACAAGCAGGACCAGAGTGGTGGGAGAAACTAATTTTAGTTGATGACCACTACGCCAATCTTTCTTCAGCAATCCTTGGAGATGAAGATTTGTCAAAGGAACAGAAAGCACAGACAATTGAATCAATACACACATTCTTGCAGAGACATGACACAAAGGAGAAGTGTATTGTGGCCATGAGAGATTTGTGGAGAGTTTACATAGAAGCAACAGACAATGATGATGGAATCTACAAAGTTATGGCCATAGTTACACAGGAAGCACTCAATGACCCAGAAGCAAAAGATTTGCAAAAGGATGACAAACCACTGGAAGTACCACAGAAAGGAGCAACAGAATCTTATCAGTCCTTTTATGTGAGATTCAAGAAATTTTTCAACCTATGTGCAAAGAGATTTAGAGTTGATATGAGTAATTTCTTGTCAGCAATGACAAGAGTTATACCAAAAGCATTAAAACTCGCGGTCTCTTTCTTAGCAATTGCAGGAATTGCATATGTAGGTTGGAATAGTACAAAGAAGGAATTTCCAGAGGCACAGAGCTTCTACCAAGATCAAATCATTGCAAGAGCAAAGAGAGTCAAGAAACAGGCAGTCAAGATGGCACACGGAGGATGGATCAAAGCACAAGCAGGACAGAACATGATGGAAGAGTATGAGAGAGCAGAAGCATAATCAGGATTGGATGCATCTTGCGATGTCATTGACAATGTTATTGCACCGAACGCGTGTGTGGTGACAGTGGAATTCAAACCAGGACAAAGATATATTGCAAGAGGAACTTTTGTGTTTGGAACAACGTTCATTATAGTAGCACATTTATTTAAGAATCTTTCAAAGACAAATTGGTTTTCAGTTCAGACTGAAAGAGGGCTCATAGAGACAAGGAAAGATTTGAATGATTTCTACTACTCAGACACAGATGATCTGCTCATGATCACACTCAAGGACAAGAAGATACAACCGTTCAAGACAATTGTTCACCATTTTATTATGGAACAGGACATAGCACATGACAAATTTCTTGGACTTTCAATGGCGATCACAATGAGAAGAACAGATGGAAAGGGAATGGACACACAATCAGCACTAGAACCAGAAATATTAGGAGAATTTGAATACAAGATTGGATCAATGAATGCAGTTATCAAGACACCACGTGTCATTGAAGCATTTGGACTCACAAAATCAGGAAATTGCGGAGCTTTGTACATTATATTGAACAATCTTTGGATCAGGAAGATTTGCGCAATACATTGTGCAGGCAAAGGAGAAACAGTTTGGGGTGTAATAGTTACACAAGAGATGATCAAGCAATTGATGATGAAAGTACACCCACCAAAGACAGCAACACAACAGGAAGAATTACCAGACGCACAGACAGGACCAGAAATCAGGACACGACCACATTTTGAAATATTGCCATTCGATTCTACAAAGGCAATGTTTCCTTATAATTGGACAACAGTGAATGAAAATTTGAAGCCACTCGGACTAAGTACATTACCAGTTCGATGGCCAGGAAAAACAAACATTGTTGAGTCACCACTTCATGGAAAATTGCGGCCAGTAATTTCACATCCAGCAGTACTTCGACCAATGAAGAACTCAGATGGCACTGTGGTGCACCCAGCAACACAGATGTTGAAGAAGGTTGATAGACCAATTGTAGTAGGACATGATGAAGAACTTTTCAAGGCGGTTGAAGATGAAGCATTGAATCACATACCACATGTGATTCCAGCAAGAGTTCTTACATTGGATGAAGGAATCAATGGAATGGATGGAGTACCAGACTCCAAGGCGATCAAACAAAGCACGTCAACAGGATTTCCAGAGAATACAATACCGAACAAAGCACCAGGAAAGGAAATCTTTTTGACACG